TCAGTCATGCGTCGACTCAACAAGCCCCTGCGAGGCGAAGAAGCGCATAACATCGCAATAGCGATACTGCTCCCCCCCTTTCCCCGGATTAGTTCCCGGGGCAGGGGAAGGGAAAGGTGTGCCTTTTTGCTCCCAGTATCTGCGTTTTCGCCAGAAAGTAGTCCTTGAAATCCCTCCCAGCATAGCCTGTACCGTCTCACGATTAATGATGGCCGGCTGAATAGTGATGTTTGTGTTCTTCATCTACTTGTATCCCCTCCGGTGTTTACCGCGCAATTCCTGTTCTTCCTGACAGTCAGCGCAGCGCTGGCAGCCCGCCACCAGTTCCCGGCGCCGCTCGGGTATCTCTTCCCCGCAGTCGCGGCAGTGAGTAGCTGAAACAGCCGCATGGTTGATGCGCATGTTCTGGATGGTCATTTCAAGCCGGCGCTCTGCCATCTCGTTGGCCTGATCGATGATTTCTGCGCTCATGCTGCACCGCCTTCGATGCGCTTGAACTTGATAACCCAAACCCAGGGGTTGGATTTCCAGCCCTCCTCGCCGTAGATGGATTCCCACAGGTACTTGAATGCGCCTGTTACCGTTGGCCTTCCGGTCATATTGTGGTTTGCAATGCAGTCGTAACAGTCCTGAGAGTCATAAAGTGCCTCCATGTCGATTCCTTCCGCCTCCGCATCCTCTTCGCTGATAGCGTTCAACCGCTCAACGCGCACGTCGGTGATTTCCAGCAGAATGCGGCTGGCTGCTCTCGGCATATGAATGGAAGGTTTCCAGCACGAACGGCCATCTTCATAACCATCGTCATCACCCCAGGCAAAATCACCATCAGCTGCATAAATGGCGTAGCCAGAGTAATAGCCATTGCCAAACGGCATTTCGTGGATGGCAGTCGATGGACGATCAGGAACCCAGTCAATCATCAAGCCATCGTCACTAAAGGCGTGACTGACAACGCCCCATGTTTCACGCACCCAGATGCGGTCACCGACGGCGCCGAACGGGCATGGGTGCCAGAAGTCGCAAGTATGCTCTGCATCTTCGCTCCACGGCCATTTGCTACCGTCTTCGCGCTCACCAATTTCAGTGAACCGAGTCTGTTTCCATTTGATAGGCCGCCGGGTCTGCGTCTTCCGACCGTCGAGGATGGCGCGCACCATCTCCCCGTTAAAAATCATTCCGCGTTCTTTCATGACTCAACCGCCTTACTCAGCTTCTCGCCGAGCGCAAAGATGTAGTCGCTTAATTCTTCCAGTGACTGCGCTTCTGATTGCAGAATTTCACGATGGCAAAGTTCTTTCACCAGGTGCTCAAACTTGCTGTAGTAGCCGAGTCGAACCAGCGTTTCCTGACCGGCGTTCTTACCATCCTTAATGATGCGTTTCTCGTTCAGGATGAGGTCATGCGTTGACCCTGTGACGACGTATTTATCACCGAGTTCGATGTGTAGGTTTTTGCTCATGATTCCACTCCATACCGCCCATTCATGCGGCCAATAACACTGACAAATTTCACCAGGCTGACACCCATCGGCTTTACCTTCTCGTAGTGCTTGCGAAGGATGGGGGGGCATACAGCGTTCCACTTCGGTTTAGGCTTTACGCTCATCGCTTTGGTTATCTCTTCTGCGCAGCGACGAGCCTGGGCGCGGAGAGCGTTTTCTTTTTCTTCAGGCGTCATGCTGCCTCCGTCTTCACAACGTCAATGGCGCAGCCAGGTATCAGCTCAACGGAAGCGGTGGCGCACTGGTTACCCCAGTGGCTCCAGCCTGGCGCTGCGCTGCGACTGAACAGCTCAATCCGCGGCACGTCGCCGTAGAGCAGCTCCAGGCGGTGGCGAACTTCCCACGGTTTCTCGCTGTGCGCGCCGAGTGGGCTGTAGACCACCTGCTTAATGCCAGCATGCTGGCGTTCCAGACCGGCGCCGCGGGTGGCGATCAGCACGTCTTCAGTATTGGCGCGGGTGTGGTTGCCACCGTTCATGCGTGTCTCGGCATTCAGCAAGTCGAGGAAGTCGTAAAAATCGGTCACATCGCCCTCTGCCAGAGCCTTGGTAATGCGCAGTTCGGCCAGCTGGTTCAACTTCACCCAGGTGAAGCCCTTCATCGTGCGCACCGTAAAACCCCAAGCCTCGGCCAGCTCGATCGCCTCCAGGTTGTGGGTGCCGGTGTACCACATCGCCAACACGGCGTTATCCGCGGCGAGCTCCCATACCGGGAGCCGCTTCATATCGAGCAAGCTCATGGTGGGGTAGTGGTCGACAGCTGCACCGTTGCTGATCGTGTTCCCGTAAGACCAGGCCGGGTCAGCATAGATAAGTGAGTAACGGTTCATTGCGCACCTCTTTTCGTGTCTGCCTTTCTCATGCGGCTTAAAGTCCTGGATACCGATGCAACGCTGCGGCCCATCTTCATGGCGATGCTTTTATGCGACTCGCCTGCAGCGCGCATTTCAGCGACGATCTGCTTCTCTTCTGGCTTCCATGGCTTGTAGACAAACGCTGTGCTGATGGAATAGCTCTGTGCCAGGCGGTAGAAGTTCGCCTGGCTAATCCCCAGCGCATCCGCTGCGCGACAGGCAGGCATGGTTCCGGCGACGGCGCGGAATTGCTCTGGTGTGATGCTCTGCTTATTCATTGGGCCTCCCGTGGTAACCGGTAAATTTCCCCGCCAAGCGTCCCGTTTCCCCAGCGCTCGACGGCCAGGAATGGCTTAACCATTTCCAGTTCAGGCGCCGAGATGAACACTTCTTTCATCTCAAGTGCTGGCGCCCACCCGGCGTAATAAGGTTCATGAAAATTTAGGGTTATCCCTGCGTTGTGCCCAAGGGCGCCCGCTGCGGTCTGCCAGCGATGAAATACCGTAATGTTGTTCCGCGCGTCCTTGCGCAGGATGGACAGGATTGACTCAGCTGTTACTTTCATGGCTGCCACCACTTGCGGCTTGTTTCAGTTCTCTCAGGCGGATGCCGGTAACGTCCCTGCACTTCGTCTGATGCTCAGGGAAGCCATGAAGGCTGTTCCATGCTTTTCCGTAGTTATCCTGGAGGGCCTTCGGATCGTTCTCTGAACCTGCGTAAGCAGTGAAATCAGCGAGAATCTGATCTGCGTCTGCTGGCCTTACCTGGTGAGCCTCATAGTCAGGGTCCACAGTCGTTTCTTCTGTAGGGATGCAGAACGCCTGAAAGGCTGCATATTTGTACGCAATCGACATGGCTTTGTTCGTTGCTTTATCGCCGCTGTCCATCGCCTCGCCGTAGGTGACGACGGTATGAGTGCTGCCGTCCTCCGTGCTGACAAAATCGAACTCAGCCCGGACGGTTACATAAAACAACGCGCCACCATTTTTGCTGGTTCTTTCACAGCATGACCGCTCAGTACACCGCGGGAGGATCAGCAACTTGTGCTTTACCAGGGCAGGGGCCAGAGCGTTGTAAACGTCATCGATCCCACGGAATGCGTAGTTGACCTGGCTGCCCTGTTTTCTGGCCTTGCTGATGCCTTTCTCTGCCAGCTCTCCGGCCACAGCGCTGATAGCGGCGTATACTTTTTTATCCGTCATTGAAAATTCCCCGCGAATTCATCCCGGTTGATCACCGGGTTCTGCCGTTCCGCAGAAAGGTTTACAGGTTCGTCATCGTCGAAATCACGCTCGCCGATCGCATCGCTCATCAGCTGAATGAATTCGTCGTCATCCCATTTTTCCGCCGCGCTCATGCCGCTTTCTCCCGATGAGTAATGACGTAGCCATGCTCCGCCAGACATTCGATCACCACGTCCCAATCCAGTTGCATGAGGACTTCACGACTGTTAACCGTTCCCGACAGCACTACGTCTTCAAGCTCGACGGTTAGCGTGTTATGCGGGCCTACAGATGTGCGCATGTCTGTGCATTCACATTTGATGTTCATAAGCACCTCAGTAACTGATACCGGTATGGGGAATGCGGCCGTCTTTAACTGCGGTAAGCACCTCGATAGCCTGATCCCGGGTAAGGCTGGTATTGGCCATCAGGGCCTTAACAACCTCGACGCCTACGGTCTTGCGGTGCTTAACGTCGGCTTCGCGGCGCGCCTGCTCATCGGCTTTACGTTTCTCCTCAGCCAGGCGGGCCTGTTCGCGTTGCTCTGCCTCGCGGCGGATGCGATCGGCTTCTTCCTGAGCTTTGCGGCGTTCCGCTTCAACAGCAGCCTGCTTTTCACGTTCTGCGCGTTGCTGCGCTTCAATACGCTCCCGTTCTGCGCGCTCCTTTGCTGCTCTTTCCTCAGCCTCACGGCGGGCTGCTGCTTCCAGTTCAGCGCGGTGTCTTTCTTCCGCTTCACGCATGGCCTTTGATTCCGCCTGGCGCTTAATCTCTTCTTCGCGGGCAATGCGCTGGCGTTCGGCTTCTGCTTTCTTCTCGGCCTGCTCACGGTCGAAAGCGTCATTCATCAGCAGGGCCATTTCGTGGTCAGCTTCGAACTTGGCCGCCAACTCCTGATCGAACTTGATGTTCATTTCCAGTGCTTCGGCATGCAGTGCGTTCATGGCTTCTTCGGCCTTAATGCGCTCCTGCTCCGCCTCCCATTCAGTCAGTGGGCGACGTGTTGCATCGCGCAGCTCGTCACATGCGTCAACGAACCGCTTAATTTCCGCCTCAGCAGGGCGCACAGCCTCTTTAAGGCGTTTCAGGTACTCGCGGCCCGGTTTTTCGATTGCCGTCTTGCTGCGTGATACCTGCGCCGCGAGAGAAGCGACACGGTCACGACCTTTCTTGGTGGTCAGGTCCGGAACCTCGTTCACGGCCTGGCGAATCTGCTCCAGGTAAGCGTCAAGACCGCCAGCCCGGTACAGGGAAGGCGCCTGTTCTGGTTTTATTTCGATGACGGTTAAATCCATTATTTCGCTCATGGTTTCCCCTGAAATTTGGTTGTGAAACGCCCGGCACCGTATTGGCTGCCTGATAGCTCAGTTAAATTCTTCGTTTCGATTACCGGCTGAGACCTTGTCCCAACCCGTTCAGATAAACTTCAACCAGCAAGTCGGTTGTGTAAGTCCGCTCAATCCCACGATGCAGGTAGAGGCGGCCGCGTTTATTTGCTGATGCTGTCCAGGTGCTTTCCCGATGCTTAACGAGCATCCCTGGGAGAACGGCGCCGCGGTTAACGGTCTGTGTCCCGTAATGATGACTAACCATTGAACACCCCCGTAACGTGCAGAATTTTGATAATCAACGCTGTCCAGATAACGCCGCAGATCAGCAGGCAGTAAATCAGTGAACGAATGCCATTTCTGCTCATGCTGAACCACCAGGCATCAGGCAGAACGCGCTTGCTATCAGCACGCATACGACGATGGCGAATGCGTGTGCCAGAAACTTAAACCACTCAGTTTTATCTTCTTCACGGATCATCTCTTCACCTTTGCCTTATCGCGGCTAACGGGACGTTTTGACTTCACCCCGGCGTTGCCGGTGTTGTTTGGATGAGTTGATAATAGCAATGAGTATTAACCATAGCAATACGTATTGATATTAATTAATAGCAATAGCTATTAAATCATTGATAGCTAAATGAATTTATTTTTTCTATTGTGCTGTTATGCTCAAAAAAACATCAGTAAGGGTGTCGGCATGTCGAATGAGGATGAGTTTTTCGCAGAGATGCACCCGCAGATTGCGCAGGTTATCGGGATAGCGGTTATGCAACTGCTGGTTGAGAAGCGCGAACCATCAAGAGAGGCGCTGATAGAGATGATTCAGGTGTTGTGGCAGGGAGACCAGGTAGATCTGCCTGTGGAGTTGGCACTGGATGTGCTGATGTTTAGGGAAGAGTAGGGCAATAAAAACCCGGCACGGTGGCCGGGTTAACGTCTACTACCAGTTCGGTAGCTCACGCAAAGAATACTTAGGCTTTCCATTACCAACCTGAGTGCAGAGGAATTTTGCAATAACTTTTTCTCCGCGGTGATCGTTGATAATGTCTGGATTGTCTATGTAATTACTGATTTTCGCTACAAAAATTGATTTAGATTCATCATGCTCCATAATAAACTCGCATTGACGTTTATGAGGAAGTGCTCCCAAGAAGCTAACTTCTAATAACTGCAAATCTTCTTTAACACTATCTTTACTTAGTTTGAGGACCGCTCTTTCAATATCATTGATATTGTGTGCAACAAGCGCTTGGTTGTTATGCCTTAAAGTAAAAGTTGCTTTGTTATCAAATAGTATTTGTATAAATCCACGTATTTTATCTAAAGCTCGGTCATCCAAATCACTAATCGCCTCAGCTAGACCATCATCGTCTCCCCGTATGCTCATTTGCAGGATAGATTGAGTCTGGTTCAGAGCTTTTTGAACAGAAGATTCCTCATCAAAGTTAAGCGGGGCATCAGGCCTAAATTCCTCAAGTGTAAATCCAAAAGAACCTTTGGCTGTTCCAGTAATCATAAGCAAATTATTTTCAAGATTTGGAATTTTACCTTTGGCCGGTAATTTCCCTGAAAATGAAGATGCAACATGAGAAACCGCATCATTAAAGGCGTTAACTATTTTGGTTCCGAAATTTGCAGCTATGCCATATGTACCAAGTACAGGAGCTCCTCTAAATGTTAAAGTGGCTTTAACTGGCGGATGCTCATCGATAACAATATGAGAAATCTCATCATTTAGCTCATGGAGCCTGCTTTCAAGGCTCATTTTGCCAATAATGTCATCATCAGTAGTGGTTTCTAAAAGAGACAGGATTGAGTCCCGCTCACTTAGAACGAACAAGTAATCGTCGCGATTCATTGCTCACCTCCTTCTGATAGCATTGTTTCTAAAATGGTTAATGCCTGCTGATCCAGTGTAATATCTAAAGGAATCTGCAAGAATCCCTTCCATGTAAGATCCCTTCGATGAGACCACATACTGTACCAATATACAGTCCTTTCTACAAGCTGCTCCTTAGAAACGCCCAGTGACTGGAAGTAAGAATCAACTCTAAACTCTTGCTTTCTCCACTTACCCATATGTGGCACAAACAGATTCGGGTTACGCATAACGACATCTTGCTGTGTTTCGTTTAACGCCAAATTAAAAAAAGTCACAACATCAATGTCATTTGGCGGACGTTTTTCAATGAGTTCAACATCTTCTATGAAACTACCATCGATCCATTGAAAACCATCCGTTAATCCAGTTTTATTAATTTCTTTACGAAATTTGATGAAACCGAGTAAGATCTCGATCCTTTGTGGGCTTGTAGCGTACCGCTCTACAAATTTTAATATATCTGTCTTATATGGGGAGCGATAGGCGCTGGTTGGATGCTCCATATCCATTGGTGGGATTACACCAATTTCATTCCAGTTAGGAATTTCCTGAATCACCATGCTGTGGCCTTAAATTTCTTATTGGTTGTAAGAAAAAATGTCATTATTTTCAATGGAGTCATTGATTTTTTATCGCTTTATCAATATGACTTCTCTCGATCGCTTAATCAGAGCCTTCCACTGAAATTTCATCAGGGATCGCATAAAATTATTGTTTGCCCCATTCACTGCGAGAGCGAAGCTCTTCCTTCATTTACTTCTCGTACATGTTATCTAGCCCTTCGCCTGAGTCGTAAATATACAATCATTCCCTGTTGTTTTAGGTGGCTTCTTATCCATGCTTCCTGTACGTCTTCGGCATTACCAAAAACACATCGAACTACCGGTCTGGCTCACTCAAAGTCATCCCGCTCATCCTTCCGCTTGAAGAAAACTTTATCCAGCCTGAGCACTATCCCAACCAGTCCGATAATCAGTAAAGTAATGAGTATTGGGATAATCAGATCAGACATGCTTCCTCTGCGTGCTAAGGCTTTACCCATGCTTCCTGTACGTCTGCGGCATGCTGCCGATCACCTTGCCGAACACGAACACCCGATTCATCTCGTCTTTCTCGATCGGGTCCCAGGCTGCATAACTCTTGTTGTCTGAGATCACCAGCAGCTTGTCCTTCATCTTCTGCAGGCGCTTCACGTGAGCAGTGTCGTCGTACAGGAAGGCATATATCCCGTCGCCGTCGAAGCTCTTAACACTGATGTCGACGAACAGCAGATCACCAGGCTCAATCGTGCCAGACATGCTGTCGCCCCGGACGTTGATGATCCGGATGTTCTCAGCCTTGCGCCCATCAAACATGTGGCGCGCTTCCGCTGGCGCATACTCAACAGAACGAAGAATCTCTACGAACTCCTGGTTCACGATGCCCGGACCGGCACTAACCATAAGGTCCAGCACATCAATCCTGAATGCATCAGCATCCTGAATTTTAACCTGAGCAGCGCGAGGAAGCTGGCCGTCATCGCGCATCGGTCCATTGCCGGTTGATAACCATTCAGACCTGACGCCCAAAGCATTAGCTATCTCGACAATTTTTGTTGAACCCCTAGCGTTTCCACTCACCAGGCGCCAAATGGTTGGCTGAGCAATACCTGAGGCCTTCGCAAGCGCCCCCTGGGACATTCCAGCCAAATTCATGGCTTCGTTTAGACGATCTGCAAGAGTTTCTTTTTTCATAATTTCAAATTTATACGCTTGCGTATTACTGGTCAAAACACGTTTTGCTATTGCTAAAACCAATACGCATTGCTATTATCACTTTGCACCAATACTTATAGGAATTGGAACATGACCAACAAAACCATCCAGAAGGCAATTGATATCGCTGGAAGTCAGAAAAAATTGGCCGATCTGTGTGGCGTAGCGCAGCCGACAGTTTGGCGCTGGCTGCATGGCGGCGGAATTGATGCTCGCTATGTAATGAAAATCGTGTCTGCGACTAACGGCAAGATTAAGGCGGCAGAGATCCGGCCTGACCTTGCACAGTTGCTAAGTGCGCATTCACCGGCCGCCTAACCAGCGGCCTCCCAATCAACACCAGAGGAAGTATCACAAATGGAGAGTTCAACGACACGCAACAAAGTGGAGGCTCGCAGGATAGAAAGCTGGTTACACAGCCAGATAGCTGAACTGGGAACCACGAATATCGCCAAAGTGGCCGGAGTGAATAAGTCGACGGTGAGTCGCTGGCGGGAAAGTCTGCTGCCGAACATGTCGCTGCTGCTGGCCATCCTGATTTCTAACAGGCCGGGAGAGAAAGGTGATTTTGAAGCATGAGTGGGAACAGAAAGGCGAAAGCCGCAGTGCGGGAACACTAACGGCTTTCTACGCGAATTAACTGGATCAATTCACAGGAGTAATTATGGCAAATACTGCCGAAGTAATCAATTTCCCTGTGCCTGTCGTGGCACTACAGGAGCTGCGCGTGGCAGATCTCGACGATGGGTTTACGCGCATCGCCAATGAGCTCCTTGAAGCTGTCATGCATGCGGGTCTGTCGCAGCATCAGCTTTTGGTGTTCATGGCTGTCATGCGCAAAACATACGGCTTCAACAAGAAATATGACTGGGTCAGTAACGAGCAGCTCTCGGAGCTGACCGGCATTCTCCCGCATAAGTGCTCAGCTGCAAAAAGCGTCCTGGTTAAGCGGGGGATATTAACTCAAACCGGTCGTGTTATCGGGATTAATAAAACGGTCAGCGAATGGTCATCTTTACCCGTAAAAGGTACAGAAAAGATACCTTACCTGAAAAAGGTAACATTACCCGAATCAGGTAAGAAAAGTTTACCCGAATCAGGTAACGCCTATTACCCGAATCAGGTAAACACAAAAGACAAACATACAAAAGACAATAAAGACAATATTAATAACCCCCCTAAATCCCCCCGGGCGGTTTCGTTCGATGCGTTAGCTGTTCAGTTGCCTGACTGGCTTTCTGCAGAAATCTGGTCGTCATGGGTGGCATATCGTCGCGACCTGAAAAAGCCGATCAAGTCTCAGCAGACGGTCACCCAGGCTATCAACCTGCTGGACCGCTGCAGACTGAACGGTTACGCGCCCGAAGAAATTATCAACCGCAGCATCGCCAATGGCTGGCAAGGCCTGTTTGAGCCAAATGGTGCCAAGCCTCAACCAAGTCAACAGGTGCGAGTTGCCGAAAATTTCGCAGGGAAGGATTACGGGCAGACTGAAATCCCATCATGGGCGAGGGACTGATCATGGAACTGGAAGAAAAAATCACTGCCATTGAGCGGATGCTTGATCAGCTGAGTAAGCCACCGGAAGACATCCCGAATTGCGAGGTGGTTATTGAGCGCGTCTGTTGCGAAAAGCATGGCGAGTATGAGCAGCGAAAGCGGATCCTGACCAGCAGCATCATCATCAATCTGCCATCACCGCCGACACGCTGCCCGGGCTGCCTGGAAGACGAACTGAATTTTCTGAGGGATGAAAAGGTTCGCTGGGATAAGCGAGTTCGACAGCAAACTGCAGAAAGGCTGCTTCGACAGCTGGATATACCAGAGCGCTTCTCCACGTGCACTCTGGACAGCTACAAGCCTGTTGGGAAGGATTCTGAGCGAGCATTACGGGTCTGCCAGGCCTACGCATCGAAATGGACTGATCGCCTCCAGCAGGGCGGTGGGTTGGTTATGTGTGGCAAGCCTGGTACCGGTAAAAACCACCTTGCGCTGGCCATTGCCCGTCATGTGATTGAGCACCACCAAAGCTCAGTCATTTTCACGACGGCGCTGAAGATTGCCCGGGAGTTTAAATCGACCTGGTCAAAAACAGCCACGCGCACTGAGGATGAGGTGATCCGCTACTTCACGAAGCCAGACCTTCTGATTGTCGATGAGGTTGGTGTGCAGTTTGGCAGCGAAGCCGAGAAGATGATCATGTTTGAAATCATCAACACCCGCTACGAGCGCCTGAAGCCGACGATCCTGATCAGCAACCTGCCTAAGGATGAGCTGACGCAGTTTATCGGCGAGCGCGTCATCGACCGCATGAACGACGGCGGCGGCTGCACGATTTCGTTTACCTGGGACAGCTATCGGGAGAACCGGTCATGACTGGAAAAGACGCAATTCTGAACTACCTGAAAACGCATAAAACCTGCAGCTCTCCAGATGTCGCCGCGGCTTCCGGGATGACGCATACCTGCATCAACCAGGCTGCAAATATCCTGGCAAAGCAGGGGGTGCTAGTAGCGGAAGCTAGGGTGTGGCGGACGGTTTACTACCGGCTGGCCACTGAGGAAGAAATTGCAGGCAGAAAGAGCACTAACCAGATTTTCAACGAGTGTCGGCAAAGCCCGGCGATGAAGCGGGTACTGGCTGTTTACGGGAGAACATCAGCATGACTATCACATTACAGGCAGTAAACGAGCTCATCGCCTCCCTGGAGAGCGCAGGCGAGCTGTCGATCAGAGAGCAGAAGTTCCTGAAGCTGGCGAAAGCGTTTAAGCAGGTAGCTGGGGAGAATGTGGCACTGAAGGTTGAACGGGTACGAATTTTCAACTCAGGCTATCTGCGCGGTCATGAGTCCACGGTTGAAGGGTATTACGTAGACATTCACCAGGACGATATTACGACGTATCACGAAGATCTCGTTGCCGAGATTTCAGAAGAACAAACCCCCGCCACCGATCGCATCGTAGCCGAAGCCGAGGCGCGCGGAGTTGAGAAGGCTATCGTTCACCTGGAGAAAAAATTCAGCAATATCGGCGTGCAGATTATGAACCTGCAATGGCTGGCAGACTCGCTACGCGAGGGGGACGGCAAATGAGTATGAAAGTTTATATTGCTGGCCCTATGACAGGCTACAAGGATTTCAACCGACCAGCATTCAATGCGTTTGCCCTGAAGCTAAGCCTGGATGGATATGTAGTGCTAAATCCAGCCATCCTCCCTGGTGGACTTGAACAGCGTGAGTATATGGATATCTGCTGCGCAATGATTCGCTGTGCCGATGCGGTTTTTATGTTGCGGGGATGGGAGGGCTCAGAAGGCGCCGTTGCTGAACACGCACTGGCTAAAAAGATGGGGCTGAAAATCATCACAGAGCAGCAGGAGCGTGCAGCATGACTGATATCACCGAACTGGCGCAGAGCCTGAAAGCGGCGGCAGATAGAGAGATGATTTGCCGAGATGTCGCCGAAACTTCTGAAATCTGGGAAAGAACTGTAACGCCGGAAAACATCCTCGCGCTGGTAGAGGCGCTGGAGAAGGCGCAGGCTCAATCATCGAAATGGCTTGAGGCCTACCATAAAGCCGTATCGATTGGCGCTCGGTATGAGGAGCGCATCGCCGAGCTGGAGTCCCGCACCGTGAAGCTGTCCCCTGAGCTTTACACAATCGGTGATCTTATCAGGACGCAGGACAACCGCATTACCGATCAGCCCATGTTCGTCGTTTTCCAGAAGCGTGAAATTATCGGAAGCGACGAGCACTCGCCTAGCCGAATTTGCTGGGTATGGGATGGTGAAGAGGTCAGCGAGCTGAGAGCCAAACGGCTGGAAGCGCTTTATCAGGATGGTCGCAACACTCGCGGATATGACCGATACGCGATGCAGGAAGTAGATGAGTTTGTTACTGCCTGCTTTACCGAGCATGGATGCAAAGACTACCTACGCCAGAACGGCCATAACCTGCGGTTGCCGTACATTTACGCCTGCGGCTCTTTCCGAAATAACGAATATCAGCTGGTTAGAAATTGGCTCGCTGGCATCAAGGTGGAGGCTGAGTGATGGCACTGACACACGATGAACTTTGCCAGATAGCCTGCCGCTTTCTGCAAAACAACGGTTTCAAGGTGGCCTTTCATGACCGGTTCCGAGCATGGACGCCATACGGTGAGCAGGCTGATGCAATCGGCTTTCGCAATGGGGCCAGTTGTTTGATTGAGGCTAAATGCTCTCGTTCTGACTTGTTGGCCGACCGCAAGAAGCCTTTCCGTGTTGAACCCGAGAAGGGCATGGGAGACTGGCGTTTCATGATTAGTGAGCCGGGTATCGTAAATATTGAGGATCTGCAGCATGGCTGGGGATTGCTTCACGTGGTCAAAGGTCGGGTTAAGAAGGTTCACGGCTGGCCTGGAAACTGGGAGTGGGTTAACCGGGACAGCAAGCCATTTCAGGCCAACAAACAGGCGGAATGCGATTACATGTTTAGCGCGCTCCGTCGCATGGACTTACGCGGCCACCTCAAAGAAGTATACGACGGCGTGATAGTTAACCGGGCAGCAGAAGGAGCCAACCAATGACCAGCAAATTAGCCAGAGAACGCCTGGAAGAAATTAAATCATGGCGTGAAACCTACGGTGCCGGAATCAACGTAATGCTGCCAGCTGAAGAAGCTGAAGAGCTGGCCTGCATCGCGCTGGCCGCAATGGACAGCGAGCCGGTGGCGTATACCGACGAGCGCAACCTGGGCTATATCGACCGAGGGAGGGAGACGGCGTATCTATGGGGCAAGCAGAATTCTGAGGCTTCAGACGTTGCGCTCTATCGCCACGCGCAGCCAGCGCCGGTAGTACCGGATGAAATAAAGCACCGCATCGGTGGATTGGATTGGGGATGGGAAGGCGAGTTTAATCGCGGCTGGAACGCCTGCCGCGCCGCCATGCTGAAGGAAAATCCAGTTTGCACCTGTCCCACCGGTGACGGTTCTCTGCGCTGGCCGTGCTCGGTGCATCCTGGCAACTCTCCGGCGACTTCGGATAACTGGAAAGTCGAGGCTGAAAAACTGGCAGAAATGCACGGCATGAGTTTTGTTTTGTTCAGGCACGGAGAGGCTCCTCAATGTGCAGATCCGACAAAAGTGGTGATTTCATTCACTGATAAAGGACTTGGACACGATCCGCTACCGGCAGCGCCGCAGGAGGTGAGGTGATGGCGTACATCTTCCTGATTTTCGTCATCAGCAGCAATACATCGAATATGCAGGTGGTTCCCATGCAGAGTATGGAGCAGTGCAAAGCAGCCATTAAGGCGATGAAAGTTGCAGATGATAAGAGGTCCTGGGACGACGTTTCGCCGAACGTAGATAATATTCAATGCGTAGAGGTGAAGGGTGCCTAAATCCCCCGCAGAACGCAAAGCCGCGCAGTTGTAGTGATGCGGAGCAAAGATAAATATCAAAGACCATGCTATCGTGTGGTCTTTCTCTTTGAGGGGAGTTGTTTATGACATGTTCTGTGTGTGAAAAGCAGCCAAGGCAGCTGCGTCAACCACCTTTAGAGTGCATGAAGTATATTCCTGAAGAACAAGGGGAATACATGAGTCTGAATGGTCGTGGCACTAAGGAAAGCTACTATATTTGTACTGAGTGTGGACATAAATGGTTGCATGAAACAGGCAATTACGGAATGGGCTGGCAGCCTTAAGGTGGACTAATGTCTCAGTGGAACATTGCAGCCAAATCGAAAGACGAGCAGGACAAGGTCAACGTTGACCTCGCAGCGTCCGGCGTCGCCTACAAAGAGAGGCTGAACATGCCGGTTGTCGCCGAGGTGGTAGCCAGAGAGCAGCCTGAACATCTGCGCGAGTATTTCATGGAGCGCGTTCGCTACTACCGGGAGCAGAGCATCCAACTGCCCAGGGCATCCGATCCGCGCTATCTGGAAATGGCTGAGCAGAACGCCAAGAAATAGCGATTTTCTCGTATATGCTCATTTTGCTTTTATCCCCGGGAAGGACGATAATTACTTAGTCAGTCTGGACAACTGACAACTTTACCCCGGCGCCAAGTGGGGACACATGGCGCAAACACTGCAATTTGAGAAGAGTTATCAAAACGTACTGATTCCCGCAGAGCCGGGAACCAGCGAATACCTGCAAGTTATCCCGGTAGGGCAACTGCTTTGCGGTGAGTTCCGCAAGCCACGGAATTACGCATTCCACAAAAAGTTCTTCAAGCTTCTGACTCTCGGGTATCACTACTGGACACCTTCTGGTGGACTCATTGAGCCCGCTGAGCGCACCCTCATATCCGGGTTTATCGACTTCCTCTCATCCGACTTCGATCAGCGCGCTGCGCTCCAGAACGCCGCGGAGATGTATCTCTCCTCTGTCGGTATTTCTCGTTCCCGCGATATGGCGCTTCTGAAACACTTCGAATCCTTCCGCGAGTGGGCAACCATTCAGGCTGGCTTTTACGACGAATACCAGATGCCTGACGGCAGCCGTCGTCGTGTCGCAAAGTCGATCTCCTTCGCCAGCATGGACGACAGCCAGTTTAACGGCGTCTACAAATCAGTGCTGAATGTGCTCTGGAACTACGTTCTGCGTCGCAAGTTCCACTCGCCAGTTGAGGCTGAAAATGCCGCCAGTCAGCTGCTGAGCTTTGCGGGGTGATGGCTATGCAATGTCTTCTCGCCAAAGTAATGGAGCGCGGCATCTTCCGCGTGCCGGCGCGCCGCAAGCGCAAGGTCGAAGTTAAGCCTTCCGATATCCCGACCCTTAAAGACTACACCGCCCGCCTGGTCGATAAGAAGTGGCTCCGCCTGAGAGCAAGGAGGCCACATGCGTAAACCAGCACGTCGTAAATGCGCCCACTGCCGCGAATGGTTCCATCCTGCCCGGGAAGGGCAGGTGGTTTGCAGTTTTGAATGCGCCAGCGCGATCGGCAAAAAACAGACAGCAAAAGCCCGGGAAGTGGCGAAGGCCAGGGCGGTGAAGCGCCAGCGCGAATCCGAGAAGGAGGGGCGTCAGCGCCGTAAAGCAAGATTGGCTGAACTCAGACCTAACGGTTACTACAAAGCCCAGGCTCAGCAGGCATTCAACGCCTACATCCGCGCGCGTGATGCTGGTTTGCCATGCATCAGTTGCGGCGAGACCAACCCGCCAGATCTGCATGGCGGCCAGTGGGACTGCGGCCACTTCAAAACGGTAGGCGCTTACCCTGAGTTGCGTTTTGAAGAGCGCAACGCCCATAAGCAGTGCAAATCATGCAATGCCGGGTCGGGGAAGTACACAGCCAAAGAGGCGACAGTTGCTCAGCAATACGAAGCTGGCCTGGTCGCTCGTTACGGACAGGAGTATGTCGACTGGCTTAACGGACCCCACGAAATGACCAACTACCGCCGGGAAGACTTTATTCGTATTCGCGATGAGTACCGCGCCAAGCTCAAAGCACTGAAACAACGGGAGGCCAAATGAGCCGTGACGTTATCGAACGCATCCGCGAACGCTGGCAAAAGCTCCGCCTCTTGCGTGGACGCGGCACCGTGCTGGTTGACTACAAAATATTACGCAATTTCGTCCGTATCTATCAGGCTTCAGGAGAGAAAGCATGAATACCCAATACCTCCAGTATGTTCGCCAGCAGCTGATAGTGGCCACCGCCGATCTGAGCGGCGCGACGAAAGGGCAACTGGTAGCCTTTGCAGAAAATGCACAATTCACCGCTACGGCGCGCAGCCGGGGAAGGAAGAAAGTAGCCGACCCGGTAACCGGCCGCATGGTAAACCCATCCAGCCCGCCAATTCCCGGGCAACAGTCCCGCGCGAAAGGTTCATCAATCGCTCTCGTTCTTCCCGTTGAGTATTCGACGGCCAGTTGGCGCCGGGCTCTGCTCTCGCTGGACGACCATCAGAAAGCGTGGCTGCTGTGGAACTACAGCGACAATATCCGCTGGGAGCACCAGGAGACGATCACCCGCTGGGCATGGGAGCAATTCAGCGACAAGCTGGCCGGCGTGCGCATTGCAAAGAAAACAGTCGATCGCCTCCGTCAACTTATCTGGCTGGCGGCACAGGACGTCAAAGCCGAGCTAGCAGGGCGGGAGGCGTATGAATATCAGGCGCTGGCGGAGATGGTTGGTGTAGCAAAGTCCACATGGACAGAAACCTACCTCCCTCATTGGCTGGCGCTGCGCAGTAGTTTTGTGAAGCTTGATAGCGATTCTCTCATATCGGTAACGCGATCACGTTCACAACAAAAGGCGACAAATTTAGATGTAAGTCTTGCAAAACCGAACTGAAAGGCATATATTTCATGTAAATCTGATATCGTCGCCATAGCTTCGATTGTCGACACACAAAGAATTCAAGCCCGAGGTTAACGCCTTGGGCTTTTTCATTTCAGGGTCAGAAGCACAGCGGTTGTGCGTTCGGCTGTTAACCGAATGGTCGAAGGTTCGAATCCTTCCTGTCCCGCCAATTCAGCGCCATTAGCTCAACCGGAGAGAGCAATAGCCTTCTAAGCTATCGGTTTCAGGTTCGAATCCTGAATGGTGCGCCAGACACGGGCATGAGCACTAACGCTTAAATAAGTCCTGATAGGTGCCAGATTGATCACCTGGCCGTTGCTCCACGAAACGGAGCCCATAACAGGTAATGACACTGACCGGGCACAAAATTAATTGGCGAGGACTCTCAGGTTCAGACCATACCGGCATCGTGGAACGCACAACTGAGATAGGGCGACTACGCGGGAATCAGTGTCATTATCGTTGTGGTGAGAACAGGATCTGTAATGGGTACTCAGCCAAAGAACCTTCCTGTAGGGCGTTGAGCTAAGCAGCACGTAGCGGCCAACCACAATCCAATCCCTCTACCTTGGGCCCATTACGGCTACCGCGCCGTCGCTTTTACCCTTGGTATTTCTTCCCGCCTTGAGCGGGTTTTTTATTGAGCATGCCCAGACCCTCGGGAATCATCCCCGACGTGCTTTGTTGATAAATCAGCCCGCAGGGTCTGGGCCTCTTTCCCCCTTTTACGCACAGCGCCATCCGTCATCAACGGAGGTGAGGTTATGACAAAAATGAGCACCATTTACAGCAGACTTTCATACGGCACCGGGACCGCACTGACGGGCTGCGGTGTCTCAGCAAAGGCGTATGCCGGGGCAGTTAAGGCAGAGGTATGGATTTTGGCCGACAAAATAGCGGGGATGACCCTAAGTGACTGGGCAATTATTGTCGGTATCGCCTGCACCATTACCACCTGTGGGGTGAACTGGTACTACCGGCGGAAAGAACGCGAGGATCGGCTCAATGGCTATGACACCAAAACTGAGGAATAGCGTTATCGCTGCCATCGGCGGTGGCGCCATAGCCATTGCTTCTGCACTCATCACCGGCCCAACTGGTAACGATGGTCTTGAAGGTGTGCGCTATGACCCCTATCAGGATGTGGTAGGCGTCTGGACTGTCTGCTATGGCCATACTGGCAAAGACATCATGCTCGGCAAGAAGTACACCGAGGCTGAATGCCGTGCGCTTCTCAGTAAAGACCTGAACGCCGTCGCTCGCCAGATTAACCCATACATCCAGAAGCCGATCCCCGAAACAATGCGTGGGGCGCTTTACTCATTCGCCTATAACGTCGGCGCTGGGAACTTCCAGACCTCCACTCTGCTGCGCAAAATCAACCAGGGCGACCAGAAAGGTGCATGTGATCAGCTGCGCCGCTGGACCTATGCCAAGGGAAAACAGTGGAAAGGCCTGGTAACTCGCCGCGAGATTGAGCGTGAAGTTTGTTTGTGGGGGCAGAAATGAGCCGGTTAACCGCCATTATCAGCGCCATTGTGATCTGCCTGATGGTTTGCCTTGGGTGGCTGGCCAGTCACTACCACAGCAATGCCACCGAGTTCAAAAGGCAGCGCGATAAAGTGACTGAGCAGCTCAGCCTGGCGAAAGACACTATCGCTGACATGCAGACCCGCCAGAGCGATGTTGCAGCGCTCGATGCCAAATACACGAAGGAGTTAGCCGATGCAAAAGCTGAAAATGATGCTCTGCAGCGCAAGCTTGATAATGGTGGTCGGGTGCTCGTCAAAGGCAAGTGTCCAGTGTCAGCCCCAACCCAAGCCACCGGCGCCGCCAGCGTGGGCGATGATGCCACCGTCGAACTCTCTGCAGTTGCTGGACGAAACGTTCTCGGTATCCGGTCCGGAATCGTCAGCGACCAAACAGCCTTGAGGGCGCTGCAGGAATACATCCGCACGCAGTGCCTGAAATAACGGGAGGTGACTATGCGGGAAGAAGAGCGTAAGCGGCTCGATCCCATCAATCGCCTGTAGAACCGGGGTTATGCATCCGTCACCACATTAGCGAGCCTCGCAATAGCGGGGCTTTTTAATGCGTATCGTACACGCAGATCATCGAGAGTCTTTCAGTCGTGAGCCTGAGGAACGCCGTTAAAGGTGGCGACCTCTCTCGGGCGGCGTTCCTGTACGACAGGCTCACACCTAAAGGAAAACAGCATGAAAGTTATCAAGTATTGGAAAGTTCAGCTTCTGCAGTTGTCTCAGCCTTCCAGTGTTCTAAGTGACCGTAAGCCAATCGAATCCTTGTTGTTTGAAGGCTACTCAAAAGATAAGCCGAATATCAAGCTCGGAGCCGGGATCAGCATCGAACTATTTACGGCGCCTGACACAGTGGAAACCCGTATCTTCCGGGACCACCTCATTGACGGCGTGCTCTGCATCCCTGTGTATGAAGATGATAGCGACGATTTAGATGATGGAACTCAGGAAGAGCAGGCTGAGCACGAACAAGCTGCTGAGGAAGTAAAGCCAGGAAAGCTTATCGGAAATTTTGAACTGTCCGGAGGCGCCAAGGATGTTCTCCATGCGCTGTTTTTCCGTGGCGCTTTAGAGGACGGAGATTTGCCCTCAAAGTCTGGCGCATCGCAGTTGAGGAAGTTGGGGTTTATTAAGACTCAGAATTCAGCGGTATCATACCGTGGGGCAAGTTTTTACAATTTCCTCACCCCGGCCGGGCAGGAGTTTGCCATGGCGTATCTTGCAGATAGTTTTTTTGGTAAGCCCATTACCTCCTCCTTCGAAGACGTGGTGAAACCCGTAATCAAATGGCTTAACGAAAACGCCAACCCTCATACATCAGTGAGCATCGACGCGACCAGTGCTCATCTGTTTACTGGTGAAATCGGCATTCACACGGAAGAGTTCATTAAGGACTGATCGCGGCATTACAGAGCCACTTCCAGAGGTGGCTCGATAATGTCACAACGAGGTGAGTCATATGCGCACTACTGGAATCCTAATGGCGGAAATTACGCTTCTCCCATACATGAAGCCGCTGCTCATCCTTTCAGTGCTTTTGCGCTGGGGCTGGCTCACTAAGAAGTGTATCCGGATTGGCCCTGTAATTGAGAAGAAGGCGTGATTATAAAGTTCTGCAAATGGCGTCTTAATAGCGCCATTGACAGAGTTTTATATAAGTTTGTTGATGCCTCGGTGTCGAAATTACCGAGCAAGTATCTTTGGTGCCCAGAGGATTGTTCTGCATGACTGGAAATGACAATCGCAGACCATACCCTCCCGTCAACTTCACTGGCGAAAACTGGCTGCCGTATACCCGGCTGATCCCCGCTGCCGAAATCGGCGAATGGGTAAACCAGAACATCCTCTCCGAAGAGGGCCGAATCCATAACCCTGACCATGCACACTTGCTCGATGCTGATGTCGCGTTCATGTGGGCTTCTGGCTCATTCGCCAAAAGCGGGCGCATTGTACTGGGCCAGTGTGAGCAGGTAATGATGCGCGCTGGAGGCTGGCAGAAATCCCGCATGGAGCAGCAGATGCATGAATGGTTCGGTCGCATACCGAAGTTCATCATCACCCTGGCGGCTGACTACTGCGAGCAATGTAACGATCTGGAGTTCTGCGCACTGGTAGAGCATGAGCTTTACCACATCGCCCAGGCTACCGATGACTATGGCGCGCCGAAGTTCAACAAAGAGACCGGGATGCCGGTTCTGAAGCTTCGCGGACATGACGTCGAGGAATTCGTTGGAGTGGTCCGGCGTTACGGCGCCAGCAAAGACGTGCAGGAAATGGTTGATGCGGCGAACAGGCCGGCGGAGGTTGCTCATATCGATGTTGCCAGAGCGTGCGGGACATGCATGCTGAAACTGGCTTAATAACTGGACTGTACTGGACGGATGGTGAAACATGGCTGCACTAAAACCAGAGGTGAAAGCCGCCATCGTTCAAATGCTTGCGTGCTATGACACGCCTTCGCAGGTGGTCGAGGCTGTCCAGAAAGATTTCGGTATCACCATCACTAGGCAGCAGGTTGAAACTCACGACCCGACAAAGGTTAGCGGCAAGACGCTCGCCAAAAAATGGGTCGACCTTTTCAACCGCACCCGCGACCGCTTCCTCAACGAAATTTCCGACATCCCGATCGCCAACAAAGCCTATCGCCTTCGCGTCCTGCAGCGAATGTCTACGACTGCCGAAGGTATGAAAAATCTCGGTATGACAGCTCAGTTACTGGAGCAGGCAGCAAAAGAGGTTGGCGATGCCTACAGCAACAAGCAAAAGGTCGAGCTGACCGGTAAAGACGGCGGCCCGCTGAATCAGGTGACCTACACCGCTGAAGACTATGCGAAGGCCCAGCAGAAGCTGGAGGGAAGGTTAGAAGGGCTGGACTGATATGAGCGGAATTATCGAATGGGATGACCTGTCATTCCCGGAGCGCGTGATCATCCGTTCAAAGTCCACGAAGTCATTCCTGAACTTCACCCGGATATGTTTCGAGCTGATTCAGGGCGATCGGCTGCTGGTTAACTGGCATCACCGCCTGATGGCTTCGAAAATTGATGATCTGCTTGCCGGGCGTCTTGTTCCGCGAAACCTGATTATCAACATCCCTCCCGGCGGTACGAAAACTGAGTTCTTCTCCATCCACTTCCCGGCTTATGTCAACGCCCTGGTGCAGGAGAAGAGGCTTAAACGCTTTCGCAACCTGAATATCTCTTTTGCTGACACGCTGGTAAAGCGTAACAGCCGGCGCACCCGCGACATTATCGCAAGCCGTGAATATCAGGAGTTCTGGCCCTGCTCGTTTGGTGTCAACCAGGCGGAAGAATGGGAGATAAAGGACGAGAGAGGGCGCTCTATAGGCCAGACGGTATCGCGCTCAAGCAACGGGCAGATCACCGGTGGTCGTGGTGGCTACTACGGACCAGAGTTTTCCGGCATGGTGATGCTGGACGACTACAACAAGCCGGTTGACATGCTCAGCGAGTCCCGGCGCAAAAGCGCGAATACGTTGCTGGTAAACACCATTCGCTCGCGCCGCGGCGATAAGTCGAAAGAACACCCGACGCCATTTGTAAGCATCCAGCAGCGCCTGCACACCGACGACGCAACGGGCTTCATGCTTGCCGGCGGAATGGGCGTGCCGTTTCACCATGTCGCCATACCGGCCATGATCGACGAGAAGTACATCCAGTCGCTCGATGAGCCATGGCGTTCGCTTTGCTGGGAAACGGTCAAAGATACCGATTCTGTGGTCGTTGGTGGCGTTCGCTACTGGTCATACTGGCCGCAGATGGAAGACGTTAACGACCTCCTGCAGCTGTGGGAAAAGGACCGCTACACCTTCCTGTCGCAATACCAGCAAAACCCGATGGCGCTGACTGGCGGGATCATCGACACCAGCTGGTTTAGAACGTATACCACTCTGCCGAAGCTTACGCACCGCGCCGTGTACGTCGATACGAACAGCGGAAAGGTAGAGGACTGGCTGGATTACACCGTGTTTACGCTAGCTGGTATGGGCGTGGACGGGAATCTTTACATCATCGACGTCGTTCGTGGTCGGTGGGACCCGGAAGACCTTCTGAAGAAAGCTGAAGAGGTTTGGGAAAAATGGCGAATGTCTGGCTCCATGCGGGTGATGCCGCTCCGCCATATGGCCATTGAAGAGAAGCAAGCCGGACAGGGCCTCATTACCACTCTGAAAAAACGTAGCCAGACCCCAGGACAACTCGCCATTCCGGTGAGGGAAATTCCGCGCGGTACCGGGCAGAACAAGCTCGTTCGCTGCCTTAACGTCATCCCCCAAATCAAAACCGGGAAAGTGTTCGTCCCCGCGACGCACACCGACGACGGACAGAAGCTTTCCAGCATCTTCTACGAGGACGGCACGATCGCAGGCTCAACGGAGTGGGTGCTGACGGCGATGACGGAATGCGCTGCTTTCTCCGCTGATGACAGTCACGACAACGACGACATTCTCGATACCTGGATGGACGCAATCGACGACAACCTGATTTCCGGCCCGCAGCCGATGGTTATCGACCCGAATCAACTCAGGAGAATTTAAGTGTGGTGGTTTAAAAAGAAAGAAGTCGCCGCGCCTGAGCCGGCAAAAGAACCTGAAGCACCGAAGGTCGGGATCAGGCCCGAGGCCGTGGCCGAAGTCCGCGCATTACCGAAAAGAGAGTTTCAGCGCTACGAACCGCCGAAAGGGGTGATCCCCGAGGCTATCAAAAGCGCCATTCTGGCAATGGACTCCACGCCTTACGATGCTCTCAATGCTGCATATGGCGGTTACGGCTACGGCGACTTTGATAGCTTCCCCGGCTACCCGTACCTGGCCACTCTGGCGCAGAAGCCTGAATATCGCAAGATGGTCGGCACCATCGCGGAGGAAATGACCCGCAAATGGATAAAGCTCAAAACTGTCGGCGATGAAGACAAGGCGGATCGGGTAAAGCAGCTCGAAGAGGCCATGAAGCGGTTTAAGGTGCGCGAGCGCTTTAAAGAAGCCGCAGAACACGACGGCTACTTTGGCGGCGGCCAGATTTACATCGACGTTCGTTCGCCGCGGGGAATCTCCGCATGGATGGACGACAACGAGCTGCAATCGAAGCTCTTCATGAGCGATAAGAAGATCACGAAAGGCAGCCTGCAGGGGTTCAGGGTCATTGAGCCTATCTGGACCTATCCGGGGATTTATAACTCCGACAACCCGCTGAGCCCGGATTTCTACAAGCCGACGCAGTGGTTTGTCATGGGCCGGACCGTACATGCAAGCCGGATGATTGATTTCGTCTCGCGGCAGGTGCCGGATCTGCTGAAAGCATCGTATAACTTCCGCGGCCTGTCTCTTTCACAGATTGCAGAGCCATACGTCAATAACTGGCTTCGCACCCGCGACAGCGTCAGCGACATGATTCACTCGTTCTCTGTTCCGGTAATCGGAACAAATATGAGCACGATTCTGCAGGGTGGGGCGGCAGATGACCTTCTGGCAAGGCTTGATGTCTTCAACCGATGCCGTGATAACCGTGGCGCATTCGCAAAAGACAACAACCCTACCCAGCCAGAAACGGTTGAGTTCGTTAACGCCCCGCTTAACGGCCTGGATGCCCTGCAGGCACAGTCGCAGGAGCACATGTCTGCGGTTTCGAGCATCCCGCTCGTCAAACTGCTGGGCATCACTCCAAATGGTCTTAACGCAACGTCTGACGGAGAAATCCGCGTTTTCTACGACTACATTCACGCCCTACAGCAGTCTGTTTTTAAAGACAACCTGAAGCGCGTGATGGACATCATTCAGCTCTCTGAGTTCGGGGACATTGACGATGGCATAACCTTCGACTTTGAGCCGCTGTACGAAATGAGCGCTAAAGAGCGGGCGGAAATTCGCAAAGTAGATGCGGACACGGACGCTGTCTATGTGGCCGCCAGCGTGCTCTCTGGCAACGAAGTCCGCGAAAAAATTGCCGGTGACCCGGACTCGCCCTATCACTCTCTGGACCTGAATGATGACCTCGAAATCGAAGACGACTACGACGAAGAGGAAGAAACAGACCCTGACGATAAGGGCGGTTCATCCTAACGCTGGCGTCGAAGCATGGTACCGCCGACAGCTTGATAAGCAGGTGCAGGAAATGCAGGCATCTGTTGTCTACTGGCTGTCGGCAAACTATCGGGCCAGCGGCGCGGCTGTCGCCATGGATGAATCTCCAGCTGATGTTATGCGCAAGGCGATGAATAAGCTGGTGAAGCGCTGGAAGCGGCGGTTTGATGACATGGCGCAAAAGCTGGCCGACAGGTTCGCTAACGACGCCATGAAAAACGCGGATGCTTCACTGGCCACAGCCTTCAAAGATGCGGGGTTTACTGTCGAGTTCAAGATGACCTCGCAGATGAATAACGCTCTTCAGGCGACCATCGCCGAGAATGTCGGCCTTATCCGATCCATCCCCGAGAAGTATTTCACCGAGGTGGAAGGGCTGGTTATGCGGTCGGTAGCGCGTGGGCGCGACTTGTCCTATCTCACCGATGAACTCCAGAAGCGATACGGTATTACCCGGCGCCGTGCGGCGTTCATTGCCCGAGATCAGAACAACAAGGCCACCTCAGTCGTTCAGTCTGCGCGACAGCAGGCGCTCGGCATTACCCAGGGTATATGGAAGCACTCCCATGCAGGTAAGAATCCTCGCCAGTCCCATGTGAAAGCTAATGGCAGGCTTTTCGACCTCTCGGAGGGGATGCTCATTGATGGCGAGCACATCATGCCAGGCGAATTACCAAATTGTCGTTGCACCTGGGAGGCTGTCATTCCAGGGCTTTCAAAACAGGATTGAGCAATGAACCCCACAGAGTGCTTAGCTTTCGATCGCGCCTCTGTGCGCACCATCGACGCAAATGGCCGCCTTCAGATTTCACGAACGAATATCAGCAAGGCAAACGTCAACGCCTACTACGGACGAGAGATACCAAGAAGCGAAGAGCTTGGGCTCGATCCAAACAAACTTTACCGGCTTTGGCGCCACCCGGACGAGCTCCGGAAAGCAGCCAAAACCTTCAATAACATCCCCGTGCTCAGCAAGCACATCCCCGATTTTCCCACCGACCCGCCCAATGAATTTCGTGTTGGCGTGACGCACTCCAATGCGGAGTTTGACGGCACGTATCTCACGGTTGGTATGTCGATATGGGATAACAGCGCGATTGCTGGAATTGAGAGCGGAGAGCAGCGAGAGCTATCTGCATCGTACAAGTACGTCGCAGACATGACCCCGGGTGTCACCCCTGACGGCGAGCCTTATGACGGCGTTATGCGTGACATTTTCGGAAACCACGAAGCGCTGGTCCCTGACGGCCGCGCAGGGCCAGATGTACTGGTCGCAGATTCATTACCACCGGAGCTTAATCACATGCGTAAACATAAGGTAGCGGCGATCCGCGCCACCCTTAAGCCACTTCTGGCGCAGGATGCAGATCTGGAGGCAGAAGTCCGCAAAGCTCTTCTGGCTCTTGATGAGGCCGAAAAGGAAGACGAAAAAGAAAACAAAACCGCCGACGACGAAGACGACGACGAGAAGGACAAGAAAAAAACGGCGGATGATGAGGACGACGAGGAAGACAAGGACAAGAAGAAAACCGCCGAAGATGAAGACGATGAAGAAGACGACAAAGTCTCCAAAACGGCGATGGACTCTGCGATTCGTCTGGCGGCCGACAGCGCAACTAAAAAGGCTGCGGAAAACTTCCGGAAAATCCGTGAAGCCGAGCAGGTTGTCCGCCCGCTGATCGGCGACGTCGTTGCCATGGACTCAGCTGAAGATGTCTATCGCACCGCGCTTGAACAGAGCGGCGTGGATATCGCCGGCGTTCACCCGTCCGCTTATCCGGCGATGGTCAAAATGGCGATCAGCCAGAAAGAAAATTCACGCCCTGTCATTGCGCAGGATTCCGCTTCCGTCAGTGAGTTCGAAAAAGCATTCCCGACCGCTGGCAAACTGAAACGAGGTTAACATGGCAGGTTTTCAGACACGAATTAACCAGTATCCGGCCCCCGGCGTCGAAGGGGCCTTTGCTGGCACCAACCCTCACGCGACCTATCAGGCTGGCGAGGGCGCTCTGGTTGCTGGCGAGGACGGCCTGACTGTCGGCCGCTTTGCCTGGGATGTTGACGGTGTGGCTTCCAATGCCGGTAACGGTGTTCCGTCTGGCTTTGTTCATCGTGACGGTCAGGCCTCGATCACCATCTGGCTGGGTCAGGCATCCATGCTTATCCAGCCCGGCCGCGAAATCACCCTGATGGTAGCCGGTGACTTCTGGGCCAAAACGTCAACCGCTGCCACCCGGGGGCAGAAGGTTTTTGCATCCCTGACCACCGGTGAAGTGCAAATCGCAGCGGCCGGCGCAACCGTGTCCGGTTTTATCGAGACCGCATTCTATGCCGCAAGCGATTGTGACGCTGGCGAGCTGGTCAAAATCAGCACCTGGAGCAAGTAATGAACGAATTTCAGCGACACTACGCCGCAGCCAGCGGGAAATATGGCATTGTGCTGCCCGGCGCGAAGGACTACCTGAAGCCGGAGTTTGCGGAGAATTTCGCGCTGGCGATGGATGCCCAGCCGCAAATGGTCACTGCGAATAACGCCGGTATCCCGGCCTACTTCACTAACTACGTCGATCCGGAACTTATCCGCGTTCTCGTAACGCCGATGAAGGCTGCAGAGATTATCGGTGAAGTGAAAAAAGGCGACTGGACGACGCTGACCTCGCAGTTCCCGATCGTCGAGTCGACTGGTGAAACCAGCGCTTACGGCGACTTCAACAACAACGGCATGACGTCCGCCAACGTCAACTGGGTACCGCGCCAGTCGTTCCATTATCAGACTCACACCCGCTGGGGTGAGCGCGAGCTGGACATGTACGGCGCCGGGCGTATCGGCTATGCCGCCGAGCTTAACGTGGCCTCTGCGCTTGTGCTGAACAAATTCCAGAACAAGTCCTACTTCTACGGCATCGCCGGGCTGGAAAACTACGGCATGCTCAACGATCCGTCTTTGAGCGCTCCGGTGACGCCGGCGGCGACTGGTTCCGGCGGTGGCGTTACCTGGGCAACGAAAGACGGGCAAGCCGTATATGACGACATTTCCGGTCGTCTCTATAAGCAGCTGGTCTCTCAGACCAAAGGCCTTGTAGAGCGTACCGATCGCATGGTGCTCGGTATGTCTCCGGAAATGGAAGTCAACCTGACCAAGACGAACCAGTACAACGTGAACGTCACCGATCAGCTGAAGAAAAACTTCCCGAACATGCGTATCGAAACCGCTGTTGAATACAGCACCGACGCAGGCGAGCTTGTGCAGCTGATTGTTGAGCGTCTGGGTGAGCAGGACACCGCTTACGCAGCGTTCACCGAGAAGATGCGCGCCCACGCTGTCGTGGTGGAAGAGTCTTCCTGGCGGCAGAAAAAATCCGGTGGCACCTGGGGTGCAATCATTCGTCAACCGCTGGGCATTGCCAGCATGATCGGGGTGTAACATGGCCGAAACAGTAACTGTAGGATGCAAACTGCCGAACGGCCTGATCCTGGAGCAGGGCGCGTACAAAGTGGAGCTTAACGGCTCCAACTCCTCTCTCGTTGTCGGCGGCTACGGCCTGACCGAAAACGTGGACAAGGAAGCCTTTGAGGCGTGGCTGGCAGTACATGCTGATCAGCCCTACGTTCGCAAAGAGCTGGTGTTTGCCCAGGCGAAAACCAGCAGCGCCCAGGCGAAAGCGAATGAAAACGCTTCGGAGAAAACCGGTCTGGAAGGTCTGGATCAGAACAACCCGGCCCCGGGCGTTGAGAAGGCGGACAAAAAATAATGGCGATCGTTGTCTTTGATGTTGCCGCATTTCGTGAGCGTTATCCGGAGTTCGATGCCGTAAGTGAAACGCTGCTTAATGCGTACTTCACGGAGGCAACGATTTACCTTGATAACACGGACCGCAGCCTGGTTGCGGATGTTGCTGTCCGCGCCGTCTTCTTGAATATGCTGGTTGCTCACATCGCGGCTTTGAATTCAGGCGTAAACGGCGAGAAGGCTTCTGGTCTGGTAGGTCGGGTGGCAAGCGCATCGGAGGGGTCTGTATCGGTTTCGACTGATGCGGGGCCTTCCAGCGCGTCATCGTGGTGGTATCTACAGACGCCATACGGTGCAGCTTACTGGCAAGCTACAGCCCCTTATCGCACTGTGCGATATGTCCCTGGGTCCTCTCCTTCGATGTACCCTGGCCATTATAACCGCCGCTCTTTCATCCGAAGGTAGCTATGGATGGAATGTCAGGCGGAGATAAGCTGATGGAGCACCTGCAGTCGATCGCAAAGGGGCTGTCCTCTGGCGATGATTTGAAGGTTGGTTTCCTTGAAGGGGCCAAATACCCCGACGGGACGCCGGTAGCACTTGTGGCAGCCACCAACGAATTTGGCGGCACTGTAAAAATCCCGGCGCATACCAGGGATTTGAACTTTTACGTTCGCCGTGACGGCGTTTCTCGCTTCGCTAAGCCATCAAAGGCCAATTTCGCGCAGTCAGTAATGATACCCGAGCATATCGTTACGATCCCATCCCGGCCGTACTTCAGGAAGACCATTTCTGAACATGGTCCGGAGTGGGGCGGAGAGCTCGGGAAACTCATGAAGGCAAACGATTTTGACGCCAGCAAAAGCCTGGCGCTGATGGGGGAGCGGATCAAGGGGCAGATTCAGTCGTCAATCATCGCCTTTTCTGAGCCGCCGAACGCAAAAAGCACGGTCGACCAAAAGGGGTTTAATGACCCGTTAATCTGGTCAGGGCACATGCTGAACTCGGTCGATTACGAGGTGAAAGAGTGAATCTTCATTCCATAGTGCGAAACGCCATTAGCGCGGTTAATCCTCGCGTCGAGGCGCAGATTTACCGCTCGATCGGACCAATCAAAAACCCGGATTACTCGACCTCTCCAGGTTTCGCGCCGCCGGTAACGATGATGGTGCAAAAGCAGGCGCTGAGTCAGGCTGATATCAGGCACATGGATAACATGAACATCCAGGGTGTGCTGGTCAGTATCTGGACGGATGGCAACTGGTGCGGGATTAACAGGGATCGGCAGCAGGGCGGCGATAAGTTCGTTATCGGCAATGAAACGTGGCTGGTCGTGGATGTGCCTGAAATCTGGCCGGACTGGACGAGGGTTATCGCATGTCAACAATTGACGTAGGCCTGCAGGTCACTGAAAGCGATCTGTTTAAGGCGACTGGCGATTTCCTTTCCGTCCTCTTCCCGGACGCAGAGATCACGCAGACTCAGCAAAATCAGACCCCCATGCCGAAAGGCGGCTTCATTACTATGACGCCGCTTTTTCTGACGGATCTCTCAACCAGTGCTGTCAATTACGAGTATGACGGCGTTAGCGATTACGGGCGGGCAGAACTTCGCCGCGTTGATGAATGGCAATGTCAGCTCGATTTCTACGGAGATCAGGCGCAAAACAATGCCAGCATCTTTTCGCGTATTGCCCGTTCCGAATTCGCATGCACCTGGTTCAGGGAAAACGCGAATGTCCTGGTACCGCTTTATTCCGGCCCCCCGCGGCAAACCTCGATGATCAACGGCGAGAAACAGTGGGAATCCCGCTGGACGCTTGAATTCCATGCAAACCCGCTGATTGTCGTCAGCGTTCCTCAGCAGTTTATGACAGGCGCAGATGTGATATCGCAGCCGGTCGACGTGAGATTTCCTCCGGAGAAATAATAAATGGCAATTTCGCTATCAAAAATCGCCCAGATGCTTCCCGGCGTACTGAAGGCGACAGGGACAGCTATTGATCTCAATGGCCTGTTCCTGACCGACAGCGCATACGCGCCGGTTGGTGCAGTACCCTCATTTTCCAGTGCGGATGAGGTAAAGGCGTACTTCGGCAGCGCGTCGATTGAGTACACCGCCGCGGTGCTGTATTTCGCCGCATTCACCGGTAAAACACAGATGCCTGGCAAGCTGTATTTTAGCCGATTCAATACTGCAGCAGTGGCGGCATTCCTTCGTTCCGGATCGCACGCCGCGACCACGCTGGCACAGCTCAAGTTGCTTTCGGGTACGCTGACTCTGACCGTTGATGGTACGGAGGAGACTTCTGCGGCTATCAACCTCAGCGGCGCCACCAGTTTTGATAACGCGGCAGAGCTGATTGAAACCGGCATTGGCTCCTCGGTTGTAGTGACCTGGGATAGCGTGCTGAAGAAATTCATCATCACCTCTGCCACCACAGGCGTGGATAGCACCATTACCTTTGCCGATGAAGGTACGCTTGCTACGGGGCTGAAACTGACCGAAGCGACCGGCGCGGTGATCTCTCAGGGTGCGGCGCCGGCAGTGATTGACGATATCTTTACTGCCATTCTGGCCAAAGAGCAGGACTGGGTAACATTCTCCACGACGTTCGCTGTCACCAAAGACCAGGCTAATGCGTTTGCTCTCTGGACAAACAGCCAGAACCACCGCTTTGCCTATGTCCCATGGGACGCATCAGGAACGGCAATCGTGGCGGGCAGCTCGAATGCACTGGTGTACGACATCATCAACACCTACGCCTATAACGACATCTGTCCGGTGTATGGTTATCCGAACCACGCAGCAAACGCTATGGGGTTTGTGGCTGCGCTGAACTTCACGCAGGCCAATGGGCGCTGTTCTCTGAATGGTCGTCAGGTGTCCGGCCTGCTGCCGATGATCAGCAACGATACTGATTACGAGGCGGCTAAGGCCAACGGCTATAACTTCTACGGCAACTATGCCTCGAATGCGGTCGAAACCAACCAGTGGGCGCCTGGCTCTATTACCGGTGATTATGCGTGGCTTGACGCCTGGGCTGGTCAGGTATGGGTAAATGCTCAGCTTCAGGCGGCTCTCGTTGCGCTGTTCCAGCAGGCGAGCAATCTGCCTTACGCAGCAGCCGGGAAAGCTCGTATTGAGTCGTGCATGAAGCCGACCATTGAGCAATTCAGGGCATGGGGTGGCATGACGGCGGGAACCGATCTTGACCAGTCGCAGATCGACCAGATTAACGCCATCGCTGGCGTCGATGTTACGGATTCGCTTCTGGCTGAAGGGTATTACGTCTATATCGGCCCGTTCACCCCGGCAATGCGCGCCGCGCGTACCAAGCCAACGGTTTACTTCTGGTACACCGACGGCGGGATCATCCAGGGTATCACCGTTAACAGCGTGGAGGTGCAGTAATGGCCGGTCAAAATATTACGTCGGCAGACGCCATCATTGAGCTGGTAATCGCTGAACTCTACCCATCTGGGTTTAACCTGGAGCAGTTCGAAGCGCAAAACATCTTCGAAATGGGTGATACCGACACGGCAGAGTACCAGCGTACTGCTGACGGTAAACTGCTGGGTGGTTTTATTTATGGTGATCTGCCGTGGACATTCCATCTGGCGGCATCATCCCCGTCGATTAAGTACATCGACAACTGGCAAACCACTCAGATGACCACGCGGTCTGTGCTGCGTGTCAATGGGACGGTGATCCTGCCATCGCTGGGCAAAAAGTACATCATGACCAACGGCATCCTGCAGCGCGCGCGCCGTATGCCGTCTGCCGGCCGTGTGCTTCAGCCGGTAACTGGGCTTATCCAGTGGGAAACTGTCACTCCGGCAGACTACTCAGCGTAAAAAAATCAGCCCGGCTAGGTCCGGGCTTTTTTATACCCGCAACAAATCGCGCACTCGCGTGCGTCTTCCCACAAGAGCTTTCCGTAGTGTGAGTCTGAGACAGGGCGGTGGATTTCATCGTTCCGCTCTTGGCCGCCCACGTCTACGCGAGCAGGCTCACACCACAGAAAGGTAAACACGATGAAGTATCCAACCGTATCAGTAAACGGCGTCTCTGTTCGTGTCGACAATGAGGGACGCTATAGCCTTAATGATCTCCATGCGGCCGCCGTGGCGAATGGGGAGGCTACAGAGTCACAGCGCCCAAGTGTATTCCTCAGAAGCGCCCAAATAAAACGCTTCATCAAGGCGCTTCAATCCAAAGCACTAAAAAGTGCTTCGGAACAAAATCAACCGCTTAAGGTGATAAAAGGCGGCTCTGAATCAGGAGCGTGGGGCGTCGAGCTACTTGCCATTCGCTACGCCGCCTGGATTAAGCCGGAGTTCGAAATTGAAGTGTATGAGGTATTTCGAACCGTTGTACGTTTGGGGATCGGCGCCATGTCCAGGCTGAATAAAATCGACCATATCATCAACACTGAAACCAAAGCGATTAGTCAATGCGCAAGCCAGATGGCCAGGTGGGGAGTAGGTGGCCGCAAGAAATTGCTCCACGCAGCACGCGAGCGTGTAGCTGATGAGGTGCAGATGTATTTGCCCGGTATCGCATGAATGCAAACGGCCCACTACGGTGGGCTTTTTTATTGCCAGATAACTCATTCAGGAAACAAAAATGGCTCGTAAAAGCATCGTATTCACGGTTGAAGCAGATAACCGTGACAAGGGTAAGCAGTTCAAAATCACCGAAATGCCGGCGAGAAAGGCCGAAGAGTGGGCGATCCGCCTGGCGTGTGCCGTAATTGGCGCCGGCGTTACCGTTCCCGACAATATGATGATGGCCATCGGTGCTGCGGTGGCGCCAGCCCCAGCCGAGGATAACGCAGAAGCTCGCGAGCTGTACGAAAGCGTGATGGCCAGCGGCATGGCAGGTCTGGCTCAGTGGGGTATCACTTCACTGGCTAAAGTTCCGTTCGCACAGTCAAAGCCTCTGCTTGATGAGTTGCTTGGCTGCGTGAAATTCCTCGGGGGTAACGGTATCGAGACAGCGCTTGTTGACGAAGGGCAGATCGAAGAAATTAGCACCTGGTCGCGCCTGAAAATCGAAGCCTTCAAACTCCATATCGCTTTTGTAGCAGCCACCGCAAGTTAGAAATCCCCTTATCTGTACCGGAAGACTCAGATCGCGGCTTCATACAGTATGCGAATGTACCGCGCACCATCGCCGCGGTGATCTCCGGGAAAATGGCGACACTCCACGAACTGGACACCGTATACAGCGTCCAGGATATGTGGTGGCTGATTGAAATAATGACCGTGGATAATACCAACAGAGCCATAGCAGCGGAGAGTGATCATGGCAGCAACGGTAATTGATGCCCTCCTGGTTACGCTGGGCCTTGATACTTCTCAGTTCCGCAAAGGCCAGCAGGAAGTCAGTGACGACCTGAAAAAGCAGCGCGAAGATGCCAAAAATACCGCTAAGGAAATGGCGGAGCAGGGCAAGAAAGCCGCTTCGTTCTTCAGCAGCATAAAGACTGAATTGCTGGCACTGACTGGCGTTACTGTCACTGCCGGCGGCCTGATGAGCTTTGTGAAAAGCACCACTTCCGGCCTGATGGATTTGTCGATCCAGTCGAAAGCGCTGGGGCTATCGGCCCGTGAGCTTGACGGTTGGTCAAAGTCAGCAGAGGCAGCGGGGAGTTCAGCTGAGAAGATAAGCGCTTCTCTGCAGGGATTTCAGGGCGCCATACAGGGTGCCAGGGTCGGCGATTACAGTAGCTCTATTTTTGGTGGTCTGGCGCAATTAAATGCGCTGACAGGCCAGAATTTTGACGTGTGGGGACAGGACGCCAGTTCTCTGGCCAAAACATCCCTTGATGCGCTACGGAAAATCAGCGATCCAAACCTTCGCCGGCAGGTCGGGTTAAGTCTTGGATTTGATGATGCAACCTTGCAGCGTAATCAGGAAGGGAAATTCCTGCCTGACGTTGATCGCCTGACCAAAAGCTCCGGCATCACAGACGCCTCAACCAAAGGCGCAAAGGAATTTACAGCTGCATGGGCGGAGCTGGGCCAAAATCTCGACACGGTAAAAAACCAGATTTACGTGGGCTTGATACCAACCATTCGCGATCTGAATGGTCTCCTCATAGAGTGGTCGTCTGGTAACGCAAAATCCTCTTCATTCTTCAAAGAGCTGAAGCGGGACATTAACGACATTACTGGTATTGACCTTGGTAGTTGGACGCTATCAGGCGATCTGCGCAACCTAAAAGATAACTTTTCCATGCTCGGAAAAGTGCTCAATCACCTGGGTAACGCTTTAAACGAGCTCAATAACGGCAACTTCTCCAAGGCTGCCGATGAGTTTAAAAAGGCGTGGTACGGCACTGAAGACGGAAAGCCTACCGGCAATGATGCGCTGCCCGGAGTGACGAAGGCGGCCGAGCAGGCGCTGAAGAAAAACGGCGGCACGCTGGATTTTAAACCTGATCAGGACTCTGCGTATCTAAGCCCGCAGCAGCAGGCAACACAGAAAATGCTGGATGCAGTTAAGTTTCAGCCGCCTCCTGAACAGCGCAGGCAGCAGCAGGATGAAAGAGACTATTGGGAAAGCACCAAAAATCTCCTTTCAAAAATCGCTGATGCCCTGATCTCTCCAGCTGGCGCGGCAACAATGCAGCCAGATACCTCGGGATACCAGCCAAACGTCCCGCTTAACGCGCAGGCCGCTCGCCTTGGCGCCAAAGGAAAGGCATTTCTTCAGGCGATGGCTGGCGAATTCGGGGCGCTGGAAGGTAAATATGGACTCCCCGCCGGGCTGCTGTCTTCGGTGGCTGGCACTGAATCAGGTGGCGACCCGTTCGCAGTATCCCCCAAAGGGGCGAAAGGCCCATTCCAGTTTATGGATGGAACTGCCAGAGACTTGGGTTTGAAGGGGATGGACGTTTATGACCCCCACAAGTCAGCTGATGCCGCTGCAAGATACCTGCGCTATCTACTGGATGCTACCGGTGGCGATCTGGAAAAAACTCTTGCTTCCTATAACTGGGGGCTCGGAAACGTCCAGAAGAAAGGCATGGATAACCTGCCGTCGGAAACTCGCAATTACGTCCCTAAAGTCATGGCCGGAATGCGCCCCGGCGCAGGTATGGCCGTAGACCGTTCGCTGCCCGGGCAGTCCGGTGCGACTTATCAGTTTTATGGCACCAAAATCACCACCCAGGCCCAGAACGTGGAACAGCTTACCAGCGACATCAAAAAGCACGGCGACAACCGTGTCATGCTTTTGGCTGGCTACTCAGGACAATAACTCATGTCGTTTTCTCTGAATGTCTCGACAGTGCTATCCGCCATTCAGGGAGGAAGCCTGTTATCCGTCCTTAACAGCGCTCTGTCGCCAACTTACCGGATCACCTATAACACCATTGACGAGTCGCTTTTGACGGCTGCAGCCGGGCAGGAGGTTTTCTCTCCTTCCGGCTGGGTTAGTGTTGATCGCTACGGTGATGCGGCGGTAACTAAGGGGCCGGTAGAAAAGGGCCGGTACACGTCCTACAACAAAGTGAAACAGCCGTCTGAACTGAGGATCATTTTTGCCCTTGAGGGATGGACGGCTTTTTCCGGGTCACTGCCTAACCTGACCAATTTCTCTCTGCTAAGCCGGAACAATTTCATTCAGAAACTGGATGAGATGAAAAACACGGCCAGCACCTACAACATCGAGACGCCGGACACGGTGTATTACAGCTACGATCTGACCCACTTCGATTATTTTGTAGGGTCATATCGCGGGCAGACGTTGTTGATGGCGAACTGCACTTTCGAGGAGATCATGGACGGCGGGGAGGTCATGCTTTCAAATGCTGTGATTGAAGGGCCGCCGACCAGCAACGCGAAAACCAACAATGGCGCCGCAGCCTCAACGCAGGTGATCACCGGGGCAACGAAAGAGGTGACTCTGAGTAATGTTAAAGATGCCTGGTCTAGTGCCAACACTACCTTATCAGACGCCATCCAGACAACCGGGGCGGCGATTGTGTCTAACGTTAACTCGGCGGCCGAGTCGGTCTCTAAGGCGTGGGACAGCTCTTCTACTGCGGTTTCTAAGCAGATAAAAAGCACCGTCTCCGACTTTCTGGAAAAGGTGATGTGACATGCAGGAAATTAGCTTATCACCTTCACTATCTCAAAAGGTCTATGTCACGCTTGGCGGGCAGAACTGCGCGATCAAGTTACATCAGCGTTCAACCGGGTTTTACGCCGATCTGTATGTCGATGACAAGCCGATATTTCAGGGCGTTCTCTGCCTGAACTGCGTTTACCTGGTTCGGTATAAATATCTGGGGTTCAGTGGCGATCTGGTTTTCGTTGACTCGAAAGGTACCGCCGATCCGTATTACGACGAAATCGGCACCAGATTCAAGCTGTATTATGCGACGAGCAGTGAGGTCGGCAGATGAGTTACAAGGAGAGAGAACTTACCGTATCGTTTACGCTGGCCAACGGTACGTTTGACGGCGGCATTGGTAACACGCTGACGGTTAAAGGCTTCAAGTGTGAAGCTGCTATATCTGCCTTTGGCGGCGCTACAGGCACAATGATGGAGCTAAGCCTGTGGGGCCTGTCGCTGGAGAACATGGCCAAGCTGACGACCAACGCGCAAAAAATAATCGCCGCCGAGCAAAATGCTATCGTCGTTTATGCTGGCGACACTCGTGTTTTTTCCGGGTCAATAACATCAGCCAGGATTAACCTGAACCAGATGCCGGATGCGCCGATTGAGATAACCGCGGCGGCCGCCGGCAGGGAGCGCCTGATCCCCTGTGAGCCCACATCCATTCGCGGCGATGCGGATGTGGCTGATATGATTCGCGCTCTTGCCTTTAAAGTTGGCCTGAAATTCATCAATGTCGACGTCAAAAGCACCGAGCGCAACCCGGTGTACAAAGGCAATGCGATAAAGCAGATCATTGAAATAGCAGCGGCGCATAAAATAACGGTAAATATTGATTTTGGCACGGTCACTATTTACACCGGAAAGAAACCCTCTGACTCTGTCGTTCCATATGTTTCTCCATCAACAGGGCTTATTGGGTATCCGATTTTTTATGACATGGGGATTAACTTTCGCTGCATTTACTCTCCATCTCTGAAACTGAATACCAAAATCATCCTTGAGACTGACCTGCCGCACGCAAGCGGGGAATGGATTATTCAGGCAGGAACTACTCATTATCTTTCCTGTAAAGTTCCCGGTGGTCTGTGGGAAACGTTCGTTGTGGCCGCGCCTGGGTATCTTGTAAAAGGGGATGAAAATGCTAACTAACCAGACCCCTGAGAGCGTGTCATCGCAGGGTAACGCCATATTATCGCTGCTACATTCAGCGCTGAAAGGAATGACTTTTGTCGATATTGTTCTGGTTAGGGAGGTTGAAGGCAATGTGTTGACCGTTCTCCCCCTGGTTAATGATGTAGACGTATCAGGCCGGGCCATTGCTAATCAGGACGTTTACCAGATCCCATACCTCAGACTTCAGGCGGGAAACAGCGCGGTAAAAATGGAGCCAAGGCCAGGAGACATTGGTCTGGTTGTGATCTGCGACAAGGACACCACGAACGTTAGGGAAACCAGATCAGAGGGGCCCGCGCCAACTCAGCGCCGCCACTCGTATTCCGATGCGATGTACATAACCGCAATAGCCAGCGTGAATGGGGAGCCTACTGAATTCGCTGAATTTACCGGAAACGGCATAAACATAAAGAGCCCAGGCGTCGTTAACATCAATGGCTTGAAAATCCTTGCCAACGGCAAACTTCAGTTGGTTGATGGCTCTATCGTTGATGGACATGACCATGGCGGGGTAATATCAGGGGGAAGCCGAACCGATCCTCTGGCACCGGCATAAAGGGAATAAAAATGTCGCTCTTAGTCATAGCTGCTCTACTTGGATTAATTCCTGCCTTTATCGCTCAAAGTAAGGGTAGGTCATTCGGCGCGTGGTGGTTGTATGGATTCCTTCTTTTTATCGTTGCCATTATTCATGTTCTTTTCGTTACGCCACGCAATACAGTAGGTACCGTTGCCAGTGACTCAACCGGCCCTATGCGAGATTGCCCATATTGTGCAGAGCCAGTGAAGTATCAGGCCACAAAATGCAAGCATTGTGGTAGTGAGATAGAGTCTATGCCGATCCCTGAGCCAAAATATAATGGAACTCAGATAGCCTGGAGCAGAATTGCAATTTTGATTGGAGGTATTGTGTTGCTGGCTATCATTTCAGGCGTCATAGGCAAATAAACCCGCTAAAAACTCAAAAATAAAAACCTCGCTTCGGCGGGGTTTTTTATGGGAGTAAATCATGCTCATTACCCTGTCAATCGACACCTCACGCATAGACGACAAGATTCACGTCCTGACCGGAGAGCTTAAATCACGATTTCCCGATGGAATCCCGGAGCGAGTCGATAGCGAACTGTCTCGCCTGACTAACGACATCATCTTTACTGATTTCTCTTCCGCAGTCGGCGCAGATGGAACCCGCAAGGTCGTCCAGCGAGTGGACTTCGGCGGGAGCTTTGATGTGTTCACTTCCGCACTCCGGGCAGGTGATTTTAATGTCCATGGCGATCCCCTCAAAGTCGTTTAAAGCAACATACCCAGGACGCCTGATTTATTAAATCCTGACATTTAACCAATGGATATTCATCCATGAAAACAATATCTCTCAAACTCGACCCCGACACCTGGGATCTTGTCCTTGATGAGCTGGGTAATATCGCCACGGTTGAAAATCCCTACGCCTGCGCTCAGGACGTAGCGACGGCATGCCTGGCCATACGCGGCGAGTGCATTTACGAAAAAGACACCGGCGTTAACTACAAAGAGCTGCTGAACGTTAAGGCCAGCACCGGCGCCATGGCGGCCGCGCTTCAGGTTGAAGCGTTGCGGATGAGCTATATCGCGCGCGCTGAGCCGACGCTGATTAACAACCGCGATACGCGCCGCACTACCGGCGTTATTGCGATCGTGGATACCAACGGCCTGGATTCCAGCGTCACCCTGTGAGGAAAAAATGACGACAATCTCTACGGCGGTACCGGCCGTGACATTTTCCACCACTGGCCTTGATGTTCCAGATGAGGGAGACATTCTTGCCGGGCGTATAGCAGATATTGGTTCTGCATTCGGGACGGCGATGAGCACGAACCTCAAGACGCCGCAGGGGCAACTGGCTGTCACTGATACTGCAATCATTGCAGACAAGAACGATCAGCTTCTGGCTATCGTCAACAACATGAACCCGGACTTTTCCTCCGGCAGATTTCAGGATGGCATCGGCAGGATTTACTTCCTCGATCGCATTGCTGCTGCGGGTACGGTTGTAACGGCCACATGCTCCGGCGTACCGGGGACGGTGATCCCGGCACAGTCCTATGCAACCGACGATAACGGTTATATGTACGTGTCACTGGCTGCAGGAACGATAGGCGCAGACGGGACGGTAAAGATCGAGTTCCAGAACCTGACTACCGGGCCGATAGCTTGTCCCATCGGTACCCTGACAAACATCTATGTCGCGGTAAGTGGCTGGTCGAGTATCACCAACGAGACCGCGGGTGTACCGGGCTCGAATGTTGAAGGGCGATCTGCATTTGAGTATCGCCGTCGCCAGTCAGTGGCACGTAACGCCTTTAACACAGCAGCGGCTGTGCGAGCTGCTGTCCTGGAAGTCGACGGGGTGCTTGATGTTTATGTGATCGACAACAAAGAGCCCACTTCCGTCGACAAAGGTTCCACGAATTACACGCTGCTGGCCAGCTCGATTTATATCGGGGTTTATGGCGGGGCAGTGGCAGACATTGCAGCGGCCATCAATAAAAAACTTCCCCCGGGCACCGTTATGAACGGTGACACCACCGGGACCGTGCAGGATACCGAAAATTATGACGCCCCTTATCCGGAGTACACCTACAGGTGGAAAACGCTGGATGCGGTGAGCGTTCATATCAAAGTGGAATACGAAGCGAATGATGGGCTTCCGTCAGATATCAACGCGCAGATCAGAACGGTCGTCCTGAATGCCTTTACCGGCGCAGATGGCGGTACCCGGGCGCGTGCCGGCGCGCGAATTTATGGCAGCCGCTATATCGGACCCATTCAGGCGCTTGATGCACAGAACATGAACGTGCTTTCGGTCCAGATCTCTCTGGACGGAACCACCTGGTCTAGTGCGCTGACCATGGGGATTGATCAGGAACCGACCCTCGATACGACAAACATCATAACGGAGGCGGTAAGTGAATAATGTCGACTGGACGATCTACGCGCAGTACGTGAACTCAACCAGCCTGCGGTCACTGATTGACACCTTTAACGCTTCTGTAGCGCCAGAGGACTGGATAGACACGTTCTATGACCTCGTATTCAACATCGAGACCTGCGGCGATTACGGTCTGATGTGCTGGGGTAAAATCGTTGATGTAGAGCGTTTGCTGACTGTGACGCCATCCCAGCAGTTTCTGGGGTTTGGCGAAGCGACCAGCACCCCGGCAGAACTCACCGACCCGCAACCCTTTAACCAGGCGCCTTTCTATACCGGCGTGCAGGACACGAACACTGTGGTCCTGACCAATGAGGCATACCGTATGCTGATCATGTGCAAAGCGATGGCGAACATCAGCGACTGCACCGTGCCGGTCATGAATCGCATGCTGATGTACATGTTCGGCGCCAGCGGGCGAGCTTACGTGCGTGACGATGGCAACCATGTCATGAGCTACGTATTCGAGTTCCAGCTTTCCGATTCTGAGCTGGCCATAGTGCAAAGCTCCGGAGCACTTCCTTCCCCGCCTGGGGTAAAAGTAAACATCGTTCAGGAGGTCTGAATTGAACAATTCAGCCATGCCGTCACGTCTGACGGTTGTTTTTTCTGCGAGTGGTGACAAAAACACGATCCCGGTAAATTCCACCCCTGAAACGTTAGCTGATGGCCTTGCCGCGATGGACTCAGGATTTCCTCCGCTTACCCGCATCGCTCTATCTGCTGGCGGTAAGCCGCCAAAGGGGCAGGATTTTAATGGGATTTTTAATGATGCCTATACTCGACTGCAATGGGAGCAAGCCGGAGGTTTCTATACATTCGACTCTGCATTTTCGGCAGCTATCGGTGGATACCCAAAAGGCGCGATTCTTATCAATTCAGCCAGGGATGGATTCTGGCAAAGCACTATCGAAAATAACACGACAAATCCTGATGCTGGCGGTATTGGATGGATTAATTATTCATCCGGACGACTCCTGAACGTGCAGACATTTTTATCATCCGGCACTTATACGCCAACCCCTGGTGCTAAGTCGGTTGTTGTTGAAATGGTTGGCGGTGGTGGTGGGAGCGATGCTGCCCCAGCCACTGGAGCGGGGCAGGTGTCAATAGTTTCAGGTGGTGGGGCCGGGTCATATGCTAAGGGTAGATTTTCAATAAATTTCACCAGCATTAGCATCGTTGTTGGCGCTGGCGGGCAGGGAGGCACCGCAGCATCTCCGGTTGGCTCTGTTGGTGGTTCAAGCTCATTTGGATCGCTAATGGTTGCGCCTGGCGGAACAAGAGGGCCGTCTGCCGGGCCAGCAAATCCACCTTTTCTACCTCAGGGTAATGTCGCATCAAGCGCTCCTTCCGGTGCCAATATCATAGGCTCTCCAGGAGCCCCATCTACACCTGCATACGCTAACGCAACCCAGTCATTCCTCGGATCACCTGGGGCAAGTAGCGTTTTTGGAGGCGGGGGATGGGTGCCATCATTTGGAGACCCGGCTATTGATGGGCAGGCATATGGTTCAGGCGCATCTGGTTCTTCACAAGGACCATCCTCTCCAGCAGTAAATGGCGCCAAGGGGAAAGAAGGCATCGTGATAATTTATGAATATTCATGAGAATAAAAAATGACAATCACCGAAACGCAAAAAACTGCTCAATTAGCAGCAGATGCCGCCGTTAGTGCCGCAGAAGCCAAACAATACATGCTGGAGGCTGAGCAAGGATATCAGGATACTAGTGCTGCAGCCCAGCAAGCCCAGGATGCAGCTGGATCAGCTCTTTTATCCAAGCAGAGCGCGGCTACATCAGAAGAAAATTCACTGCAATATGCAACAGAGGCGGGAGTTGCAAGAGATGAGGCTGTAACAGCAGCATCTAATGCCTCTGAAATTGCAGCAACTCTCCCTACAAATGAACAATTTACAGAATTGCAAACGTCTGTTGATTCTATTACTGCCGATCCAGCTAATGCCATAACTTCCATAACTATACCTGCGCTAGATTTCAGCCTGGCTATTGGCAGTGCAAGCTTTGGAATGATCGCCAGCAGGCTTGCAGGATGGCAGTTTACTCATGGCGCAGATGCATCAGTAACCAAAATGATAGATTTGCCGTCGCACTGGACAAAAATGCGTATTTCTCTTATTTGGGCGAACCTTGTCGCAAATACTGGGAATGTCAGTTTTTCCGGGTTAATCCAGAGTTGGTCTGCCGGTGAGTCATTTAATCAGGCTCCAGCAGGAGGGGGAATTGTCGCAGCTGCGAACGCCACCCCGTATATAGGGATTGAAACGCAAATAGCCCTTGATCTACCAGTGGACCCAACACGGCACACCACCATTCGCGTAGGTAGAAACGGCTCCTCGGCAAGCGATACGCTCCCAACAGCAATGGTGTTATTAGCTGTAAGGCTAATTAAGGTGGCATAAATGAGCGTAACTCAAACATGGCGAACTGCAGTACCCACGCCCGGGGTTTATCGCAATTATCCACCTAACCCTTTATATGTAGATACGATAAATGGGAGCGCTTCAGGAACCGGTTCTATTGATAACCCTGTAAATATGCTATCTATCGCTCTTGGTTTATGCGCGGGGCTTCCTGATTACGAAATAAAAATAATCGCGCCAGAAAATAGCCCTTTGCGACAAGAGGTTATTTTTGACACGTCATTAGATGTGACTTTATCCGGTGTAGATAGTGAACCTTGGTATACTTTCGGTTCGGAAAAACACACATCAGGATGGACTCAGAACGGCCAAATTTGGCGCAAAACGCTTGGCTATACATCTGTGCTCCAGGTCGTCGTCACGACGATGGCAGAGACAGTCGGCGATCGTGATGATTTCTTTTTCAAATTGGTACAGAACACAGCCACGCCAACGACACCGGCTGCAGGTGAATATGGATATTCAAGCGGGGTTATTTATGTCCGTTTGCCCGATGATTCCAGTCCTAATCTGCACACTATAGAGATATCCCGGCGTAACTTTGGGGTTGGAACAATTGGTTTCGGCCTGCTGACAGTAAACGACTGCGTAGCCAGATATTGCATGATTAACGGTATTTCATGTGGTCAATCGACTCAGCCTGCCGGAACTGGTTATCTTACTGTAAATAACTCACTTATTGAATATTGCGCAAATGGTGGTGTAGGCGGTACGGGCCGAAATGAACTTATCATCTGCAACAATGTAAAAGCGTACAGGATAAGTAATGACGGATTTAACCAGCATGCTCCGACTGGTGGCCAAGGGAAGATGATCCTTAATGGTTGCGATGGAAGCTATAACGGAGATAAGGCAGGTCAATCAGCTCAGGGAGCATCCAATCATGAGACAACGACAATGATATTAAATGGAGGAACATTTAATTTTAATGTCTCAGGTGGAATGGTAGTTATCGAAAATGCCCGCTGTGATATTCATGGTGACACGCAATATGGTCCTGTAATAATGAATGGGAACATGCGGCTTGGAAATACCGCAGGAACAATTGCCAATCAGGGCGGTTGCGCATGGCTTAATAACTCAGTTGGTACTGTTACAGGGTCTGTGACTGTAGAAAACGGCGGTGGTGTAGGCGTCAGGAGAGATTCTGGGGCTGTAGTTGATGGAATAACAACCATCCATTCAATAAATAACGCATTACCAGACATTTTGTGAGGTGAAAATGACAGTTTGCAGGTTATGCCAGGCAGAACCTATGTTAATGACAAAGCCGGAAACTGACGGGGTGATCAGCTTTTATGTTTACTATGTTGAATGCTCCGGGTGCGGAGTGGGCACCAAAAGATTTTCTGAGCAGTCCTTAACTGCAGAAGAGGCCATCCAGAACGCACAAGGCCAATGGGAGCTAATGAACAAGGTCGATCCTTAAAAGCCGTTTCGCTTGACGTGTGAAATCGATAAAACTACTGTATATAAAAACAGTATTTATCGGAGGGCAGATCATGCTTCGACAGTCAGACATCGCCGCGGCTTTCCACGAGTCCATTTTGCGCAGTTCCAAGGGGTTCCAGTACCTTCACACCCGCGACTTCGTTACCGCGCTGCGCCGGCGTGGCATCCACTTTTCTGAGGTGGAGGCTAACGCCTGGATCTCGCGGGAACAAACGTATTTCGTCGACAAAACGCCGGACCATAGCGAAAACAGGCTGTGGATGATGGCCAACATGGGGAGGGTGATCTAATGGGATTCCCTTCACCCGCGACGGACTACGTCGAGCAGCGTCTGTCTGTCAACTCGATCTGCAATGTCGGGCCTAACACCCGCGTTTTCGAAAGGGATGGCGGTTATGTTGTGCTGGATATCTCCCTGAAGCCAAAGCAGGGTAGTCAGGTTCTGATCCAGCACGGCGGCGGGACGGAACTTGCCACGCTGAGAGGGAGGGCGCTGATTACTGAAGACGGCGAAGCGATTGAAGGCGAGGCCCTGGATGATGTCACTGTCGCCGGCGTCGTGACGCATGTCATTTGTGATGTACGAAGCGATAGCCTGGCGGTTTAACCATGAAAGAGTGGTGCGCACCGAAACATGATTAACTAGCGCGCTAATGATGCGACAAACTACTGCACCAGTAAACCGGCTAGTTTGCGATCTGGATAGCTGCTCGCAAAAGTTATATCCCATAATCCAATTAGCAATGTCAAAATCCCTAATCTTGTTGTAGCTTTCATGAGATGGTGATGATGTGTATCATAGTGGTTCGGTATTAGCTGTTTATTGCGGGTACATTTTGGATTTTGTACATCCTAGTGTACACACTAAGCAGAGTGAAGCTCAGAAACGCATTTAAATGGCTAATATTATTACATTAATCAATTTTGTATGTGCTCTTTCGTGCGGGGCACCACTGCAAATAAGGACATAAAATGCCTGTAATTACGCTTCCTGATGGCAGCCAACGCCATTTTGACCACGCAGTTAGTCCGATGGATGTCGCGCTGGATATCGGTCCAGGCCTGGCGAAAGCCACCATTGCCGGGCGGGTAAACGGTGAACTGGTAGACGCCTGTGACCCGATCGAATCCGATTCCACTCTCTCTATCATCACCGCGAAAGATGAAGAAGGGCTGGAGATCATTCGTCACTCCTGCGCGCACCTGTTAGGCCATGCCATCAAACAGCTGTGGCCCAACACCAAAATGGCTATCGGTCCGGTTGTCGATAATGGTTTCTACTATGACGTAGACCTCGACCACACCCTGACCCAGGAAGATATCGACGCGCTCGAAAAACGTATGCATGAGCTCGCCGAGAAAAACTACGACGTTATCAAGAAGAAAGTGAGCTGGCATGAAGCGCGTGAAACCTTCGTGAAACGCGGCGAAAGCTATAAAGTTTCTATTCTTGATGAAAACATTGCCCATGATGACAAGCCTGGCCTGTATCATCATGAAGAATATATCGATATGTGCCGCGGTCCGCACGTACCGAACATGCGCTTCTGCCATCACTTTAAGCTGATGAAAACCGCCGGAGCCTACTGGCGCGGCGACAGCAACAATAAAATGTTGCAGCGTATCTACGGCACCGCGTGGGCAGATAAAAAAGCGCTGAATGCCTACCTGCAGCGTCTGGAAGAAGCCGCCAAGCGTGACCACCGTAAAATCGGTAAGCAGCTCGACCTGTATCACATGCAGGAAGAGGCGCCGGGGATGGTGTTCTGGCACAATGACGGCTGGACCATCTTCCGTGAACTGGAAACGTTTGTTCGTTCTAAACTGAAAGAGTACCAGTATCAGGAAGTAAAAGGTCCGTTCATGATGGACCGTGTGCTGTGGGAAAAAACCGGCCACTGGGACAACTACAAAGATGCGATGTTCACCACCTCTTCTGAGAACCGTGAATACTGTATCAAGCCGATGAACTGCCCGGGTCACGTGCAGATCTTCAACCAGGGGCTGAAATCCTACCGCGACCTGCCGCTGCGTATGGCGGAATTCGGTAGCTGCCACCGTAACGAACCGTCTGGCGCGCTGCATGGTCTGATGCGCGTTCGCGGCTTTACCCAGGATGATGCGCATATCTTCTGTACTGAAGATCAGGTTCGCGATGAAGTGAACGCCTGTATTCGTATGGTCTACGATATGTATAGCACCTTTGGCTTCGAGAAGATCGTCGTCAAACTGTCGACTCGCCCGGAAAAACGTATCGGTAGCGACGAGACCTGGGATCGCGCGGAAGCGGATCTGGCGGTGGCGCTGGAAGAAAATAACATCCCATTTGAATATCAACTGGGTGAAGGAGCGTTCTACGGCCCGAAAATTGAATTTACCCTGTATGACTGCCTCGATCGTGCATGGCAGTGCGGTACCGTACAGCTGGACTTCTCTCTGCCGCAGCGTTTAAGCGCCTCCTATGTGGGCGAAAACAACGAGCGTCAGGTGCCGGTCATGATTCACCGTGCGATTCTCGGTTCTCTGGAGCGCTTCATTGGCATCCTGACCGAAGAGTTCGCAGGCTTCTTCCCAACCTGGATTGCACCAGTGCAGGTAGTGGTCATGAATATTACCGATTCTCAGGCTGAATACGTTAACGAATTGACGCGTAAACTACAAAATGCGGGCATTCGTGTAAAAGCAGACTTGAGAAATGAGAAGATTGGCTTTAAAATCCGCGAGCACACTTTACGTCGTGTCCCGTATATGTTGGTCTGTGGCGACAAAGAAGTCGAAGCCGGCAAAGTGGCCGTGCGCACCCGTCGCGGGAAAGACCTCGGCAGCATGGACGTAAATGAAGTGATCGAGAAGCTGCAACAAGAGATTCGCAGCCGCAGTCTTCAACAACTGGAGGAATAA